AAGCCAGCGTACCGGAACGCAAATCAACGTGAGTACCGTCGAAATACACGACATCCTGATAAGCGGCGTCGAAGCGGCAAAGCGGGTAAAAGCTCGGCTCGGTTACGTGCCGGACGGCTTTATTGCGCGTATGCAAGCGGAGTTTAACAATGCGGTACCGTCGAGTCTCATAGACGATTTGGCGGCAGAGTATACAGAGCGTGCGCAGGAGCGCATCGGATAACAAGGAGCAAAGTATGTTGTCGTTACAGGCGAGGAAAAAATTTAAAATCGTTGCAGACCCGTTTACGGGTGATGTAACAAAAGCGGAAGACGTATATATGACAAGCGATACCCGTTTTATCGCGGAGTATCTGTATCAGACGGCGCGTGTCGGCGGGATGGTCGCACTCATCGGTGAATCGGGAAGCGGCAAGACGACGATCCGCCGTTACGCGATCGATCGTATGCAAACGGAAGGGCAAAAGGTGCGCGTGATCATCCCGCGCATCATCGACAAGTCGAAACTGACCGCATCGAGCATTTGCGATGCGATCATACAGGATTGCTCGGAAGAGCATCCGAAGCGGACGCTTGAAGCAAAGGCGCGGCAGATCGAGAGAATCTTGATGAACTCAAGCCGCGCCGGATGGAGCCACGTACTGATGATCGAAGAGGCACATGACCTGCACGTGCAGACGCTGAAATATTTAAAGCGGTTTTGGGAACTCGAAGACGGGTTTAAAAAGCTCTTGGCGATCGTCCTTATCGGACAGCCCGAAATGAAAGGCAAGCTCGACGAGGCTAAAAACTGGGAAGCGCGCGAAGTTATCCGCCGTATGGAAGTGTTGGAACTCGAACCGCTTAAAAGCGGTAAAGAGATAGCAGCCTATCTTGATACAAAGTTTGCGCGGCTCGATCGGGACAGAAAAACGATCATCACCGACGACGCATGCGAAGCGCTCGCGATGAAGCTCAGACGGCAGACGCGGAACGAACAGCAGGTGTACAGCGTCGCCTACCCGCTGCTCGTGAACAACTGGACGAGGAAAGCGATGAACCTTGCGGCGGAACTGGGGAGCGCCGTCGTGAACGCCGATGTCGTGAACTCGCTGTAAGGGGAATCGAGATGACGGTCGGAGATTTTGCGGACTTGGTTGAACGGATGCGGGATGCGCAGAAAAATTATTTCGGGTGTCCCGCACCGTCGAATTTGCATAAAAGCAAAGAGCTTGAAAAGCAGGTAGATAACGCGCTTTCGGAGCGTCGGCAAAAAATGGCGGATGCGCTGCAGACAAAATTATTTTAGGGGGATACAGATGGGCGGTAAAAGGATTTCAATCACAATAACGGACGAACAACAAAAGGCGCTGGAAGAGATGGCTCAGACGGAAGGGTTGGGACGAAGCGCGGCACTGGTACGAAGCATAACACTTAAAGCGCTCCGCTCTGCAAATCGAAGCGGCAATGTCGTGGAAATCGTTATGTCTTTGGAAAACAGCGATGAAGTTACGGAGTATGTAAGGCTGAAGCGGTTCGGTACGGTGGCGTCTTTTGCGACGTACGCGATGGAAAACTTTATGCAGCGAAATCCGCTTACAGCGGCGCAAAAGGCTCTTGTCGGGAAAAATATCAAAGCCGATGAAGTGGGCACACCGTGAGGCTTCCGCTGTAGCGCGGATAGCGGTTTCGAGGTCGCTGTCCGCCGGAGTTTTTGCATAAATAAACTGAAAATTCATAAGGTGTAAGGAGCGTACAAAATGGCCGGAAAAAAGATAGACAGACGGAAAAAACTTATACAGCTCATCCACGTCGCAAAGAGCAAACTGCAGATGAGCGACGGCGATTATCGTGCACTGCTTAGCGGTATCGGCGGAAAAACAAGCAGCGCGGAGCTTACCGTCGCGGAGTTGGAACAGGTTTTCAAAGCGTTCAAATCGCTCGGCTTTGCGGTAAAAAGACTGCCGGTAACGGATCTCGACCGCGGGCTTGCAAGCGATGCACAGCTCGCGTACATCAAGGGGATGTGGGAGTTGGTCAGCAGAGAAAAGACGGAGCGGTCATTGAATCGTTTTGTAAAGCGGATCACCGGTGCCGTGCATTTACGATTTTTGAACGTGTACTCGGCGCAAAAGGTAACGCTCGCATTGCGGTCGATGATGATAGATGCCGGCTATGATCCCGACGGCATAGCGGTTACGGAGGTACGATGAATTTATTGCAGGACATGATACGAGACGTTGTCGATCGAGGGGTGGACTACGACGATGCTCTTTGTGCCCTGCGGCATTTTGCCCGCTACTACGGCGGGCAGCATATCTATATACCGGTACATGGCGACACCGATCTCGCCGAGCAAATCAGGGGCATCTTTACGGATGCCGTCGGAGGGGCGGTCGCGGATCGGATAATAGATGTTATCGCAATGCTGTACGGCGGAGTGCAGCATTATATACCGCTTGAAACGCGTGCGTTTAAAAAGCAGATCGCGCTCGAAGTACATAGCGCATACGACGGCACGCAGGAATGTATGAGGGATTTATGTCGCAAATATAACTGCTCGCTTACGCAGATTTACCGGCTGTGGCATGCGGGCGAAGCACAGGCGAAAAAAGCGAAGGCTGCCGCATCGCAGCGCGCGTTCGATTTTTAGCGGCGGTTTTATTAACGGTCGTTATAACAGGTCGGAAACAAAAAACTACTAGACTGTCGGGTATGGATACCGACAGTCTTTTTTTATGCCTCAACTTCGAAGGCGGAAAAATACCGGACAAAATACAACTGTTGCCTGCAGGCGAGTATGTTGCAGGTCGCGACGGTCGGCGCTGGACAAAGCGCAGCGCAGATGCCATCGCGCAAAAATCGAACGAGTATTTGCCGCAACACATTATCGATGAAAACCACGCGACCGACTTGAAGGCGCCGCGCGGTGAAAGCGCGCCCGCAATGGGTTGGTTTACGAACGTACGTGCGGAAGAAGACGGCTCGATTTGGGCTGATGCCGTATGGACGTCTCGCGGAAAAGCTGCGCTTGAAAATCAGGAGTATCGCTATATCTCTCCCGTGTTTGAATGCGACGCATCGGGGGAGATCATTAAAATAATGCGCGCCGCGCTCACCAACAGTCCCAACCTCGAACTGCAAAACCTCAACAGTACACAAACCGCGCCGGCGGATAATCCGGCAAAGGAGATCATAATGAAAAAGGAAATTTGCGCGGCATTGGGATTACCCGAAACCGCGACCGACAACGAAGTCCTTGCCGCGATCACCACTCTTAAAACGCAGGCCAACAGCGCACAGACGGTCGATCTTGCCGCTTATGCGCCGCGGGCGGATCTGGCGCAGATGGAAGCGCGAGCGGTTCAAGCGGAAAAGACGCTTGCCGAAATGAACGCCGCACAGCTTAAGGCAAAGGCGATTGCCGCCGTTGAAAAAGCTGTCGCCGATCGAAAGATCGCACCTGCAAGCAAGGACGCATACCTTGCGATGTGTGCGACAAAAGAAGGGCTTTCAAACTTTGCAAAGATCATGGAAAGCTCTCCTGCACTCATTCCGGGTGGTGCTTCGGGAGCTTCCGGCACGCCGCCTGCTGCCGAAACGCAGGCAGAACTCAACGCGGAAGAAGAATCCTTCTGCAAGGCGATGGGCTACACGAAAGAAGAGTGGCTCAAAATCAAAGGGGGTAAATAACTATGATAATCAAAGACAGCACCTTACAGGCTTTGCGCACGATGGTGCGCGCGGAATTCAGACAGGCGTTCGACGCGGCGGTAGCCCGCGAAGACTACAAAGAGCTCGTTACGATCATAACGAGCAACACAAAATCAAACTCGTATGCATGGCTCGGCTCTTTCCCGCAGATGCGCGAATGGATCGGCGACCGTGTCGTGAACAGCATGAAAGAGTTTGCATACACGATCGAAAACAAAAAATACGAAGCGACACTCGGCATTGAACGTACCGACATCGAAGACGACAATCTCGGTCAGTACCGCGTTCTTGCCCAGTCGCAGGGACAGGAGACAGTGTCCTTTTTCTGGCGGCAGATCGCAAAGCTCATGGCAGGCGGCTTTACCGCTCTCTGCTACGACGGGCAAAACTTTTTCGACACCGACCATCCGGTCTACGAAAAAACGGACGGTACCGGCACAAACACGCCCGCATCGAACGTACTCGGAGCCGGAAGCGGGAAACCGTGGTTTTTGCTTGCCCTCGATCGTCCCTTGAAGCCCTTCATTATGCAGGAGCGCTTTGCGCCTGAGTTCGATGAAATCAAAGACACACAAAACAAT